AACATAGTCATCAGGCGAACGCCAATTGGACTGCGCCGAGTTGGATACTGTTCGCAGCTCTTACAAAATACGGTATCACATCGACAGCACTTGCCGCTGTGCTCAAAGTGATTCCAGCAGCCCCAGCAGTCTCATAATCCGTGCCCAAACTCAGCGTTCTTGACCCCGTGCCGTCCTGAATACAAACAATTACACCAGCCTGACCTACCTGTTCCGTAGTCGGATTGTCGAGGGTCACGTTGCCGGTGAAGGTCAGTACGAAGTTCTGGTTGGCCGCGAAATCCAGCGTGACGCTGCCCGTATTGGATGTGTCTGTATCGGTCGTGGCAAGGATAGTCCCGGTGATCGCAGCACCCGTGGCAGTGGTCGCGATCTTCACGCCGTTATTGTGGTAGAGGCTGACGGCACCATCATCGACAAAGGTCGCGAGCGTCTCAGCCGTCCCGAGAATATCAACCTGATTGCCACTTCCTATCTTCAGGTTGCCAGTCCCGTTGTCGGTTATGTAGCTGTTCGACGCATCGTGATAGATCTGGAGGTCTCCACCTGTCCCCCATTCGGCCTTTGCGTCGTCGGGAAAACGCAAGTCATCCGTCCCCGTGGGGACACCACAAACCTCCGCATCGGCGTCGTTCTTGAGTGTGATGTCGTTGGTCGAGCCTTGCCCCGTAATAATAATGCCTTCGACACTTGTATAGCCGATAGCGGCATTGTCGCTGGCAGAAGTGTCGCCGTCCGCATTAAGTGTGCCCGCCGTCAAATCCCCAACCACATCGACGTTCGTCGCACCTGTCGCAATGGTAATTACGTCGGCGTCAGCGTCATTCTTGATCGTGACATCATTGGTGCTGCCTTGGCCCGTGAGAATAAGGCCCTCGGAGCTAGTGTAACCCATCGAGGCACCATCGCTAGCCGCCGTATCCCCCGTAACATTTACAGTTCCGGCAGAAGTCACATCACCGGAAGCCGTTACCGTTGCCAGAGCGAGATTGGATACTGCATCCACCACAATGGCTCCGGAGCCGCCGCCGTCGCAATAGATGATCGCATTCTTGCCGTTAGCAACGGTGATGTTGGCGCCGCTCCCCTGAGTCAGAATGACCGAGTAGGGTCCACTGGAACCGGAATCCGTGGTGGCATTATGGATAAAGAAGAAAGCCTTGGTCGTATTCGGTGCGATAGTTACCGTGTTGTTAGCGCCCAAGGCCCCCGTGAACTTGATCACACGGTACATGCCGTCTTGCAGATTCTCAGTGCCGGAACCTGGGGAAGCTTCCCGTACCGTGAGCGTATGCGTAGCGCCGGAAAGGGCAACGGACGTATACGCCGCAATTCGGTCCAGAAGATCCAGATTGTGGTTGGTGGTTGTTCCCCACGCTCCAGACTGTTCCCCGGATCCTATCTTTTCGATGCCGTAACTAGTTGTGTACGAGGAAGTCATAACTCATCTCCTATGCCGCTATCTTTGTCCAATTGGGCGTTTGAGAAGTATCTATCTTACTCCAAACGGTTGCCTGACTGACGGTGCTGGTGGCAGATACACCATCCACCGTAAATGCGAAGTTCATCTGAACGCTTCCAATTCCGCTAGCGGCGGAAACGCCCGTTACGGAAAGATTGGAATTGGTGATTGCGGCAGCACTTCCAAGCGAACCTGCTGCCGAAACACCCGTTGCTGTAATCAATACAGCCGAGAATACGGAAGGTGATCCAATCGCGCTGGCGGCGGAAACTCCCGTTACACTTATGCTGACGGGAAGGCTGACGGTTACCGAACCAGTCGCACTGGCGGCAGAAACACCTGTAACCTCGACCGGAACAGGACTGTTCCAGGTTCCGGAATTCCAGGTACTTCGATCCCAGCCAGTAATCAGAGCCATTTACGAGATCCGGATTATCGCGTTGTTCGCATCATTGGCGGGAAACTGGATCGTGAAGTCCCCGGCACTGGAGGACTTGTCACCGCCAAAGTTGATAACCGCAATCGCTGGGTCCGCGGCATGATTGGTCGTGGATCCCGTACCGGCAGTACTCAGGGTACTGTTGTAGATCAAAGCCCCCCTCGCACTGGAAATCGTGGAGGTGGACCATGTGCTATCAGCAAAATCCAGAAATGCGGTAGGCACCGCGCTACTGTTATCAGCCAAGGCAAGCGTAATGCTCGCCAAGGTATTCCCACCCGCCGTGTAAGCGGTGCCACTAACCTCGTTGCCGGTTGTGTATCCCGTGGTATCCGCACTGATGGACGAACTGTTGGTGAACATGGCAATCTTGAACGTATCCGCGCCAATCGCACTCGAACCCGTGCGCGTATGAGGTGTCCAAAAATGGATGCCCGCCATCGCCTCCGTCTTGAAAGTCCCGCACATTGCGGATGTTCCAACTGCCATTACAGTCTCCTTATGATCTCGGCTACGTCATCATGGCCTTGCTGCTTCATCAGAGACCACATGGTCGTCCGTTCACTTTGGGCCATTTTATGCATATAGAAAACCAAAACTTCCTTCAGCCTGTCCCTGTGGGCGAACGCTTGATCGCGTATGACGGGAGGGGCGTCCTCCGAAACTAGCATGATCTTATTCAGGGCCATATCTGCCATTTCTTCTGCTGAATGACCCCTGTTTTCAGTGGCGAAAACCTGAACATCGCCTATGCCGGAAGAGCCAATCGAATCAAGCATCAAGCCACATCTCTACGCACACGGTCATAACGATATTGATCCCTGGTCTGCAAGCCCTCTCCAAGATTCTTGAGCCATTGCAGGGATTCCTGAAACCGCGTGTTGTACAGTCCCAGGAGGTCCGGTTCACCTTTCAAGAAGGTGTACGCCTCGACCAGCGAGCCATAGAGCATCGCCAGTTCTGCATTAGTGCCAAGCCAGCTGGTTCCGTCTCCACTGGCCGTTATGGAAGTTGGCCGGTAGAAATAGTGCAATTCCATCGTATAATTATCATCTGGGGTGGGCGCCAGAAGAAACGTGTCGTTATCCCAATCGGCGTAATACTTGGGCGTCCCGGTCGTCGCTGGATTCGGGGTGTAGTCCTGCAACATCGTCACTTGCTTATAGAGAAGGAATTGCTTGCTCGAGGAGACAATTACACTCAGGGAGTTCTGAGATAGAAAGTCCGTAGGTTTGGCGAGATATTGGGCGCCAGAAGATGCCGATCCTTGGGAGGATTTACGAAACACATCCAGCTGGCACTCCTTCAAGATCCTCTCTTCGGCATTTATGATAAAGCGGCTTAACTGACTAGTGAAAGTCGTCTCGGTGCTTTGCACGTAATCCTGAATTGCCGTCTTTAGAGTGGTAAAGGTGTACGCCATATCATGAACTGAGGGTTACAGGACCAGCCGAAGCAAATCCCCCTCCTCCTCTCACATTACCTGTTGTCGCAGTGCCGCTTCCCGCGGCGAAGGTAAATCGGTCTGAATCCACCTTGGTGATCGAAAACCCATCGGAATCTTCCAAGGCACTTTCGGTAAACCCATCAAAACCATTCGCATCCCTGAACCGAACGGTATCTCCGGTGCTTTTCCCGTGACCCGGCTCAATAACCGTTATCGTGACCGAACCGCTGTCCCCAGATATGAAGGGATTCATCTCCAGGAGCACCGCGACCGCAGGTTCCGTTCTGGCGGGTCGGCTCATACGGAGAGCTTGGGGATCTGTTATATGATGACGGGGATCCAACTGGGGTTGCTTGGACTCGAATTCGTCCTTCCCAACCAGAAGGCCGTTCCACTCACGCATCATATTCGTTAGTTTATATGCTCTCCCGGAGCGATCTGAAATTCCGAGAGCATATTTCCCGGCGGCATAACGCGGCATATCACACCCTCAGTGACTGGAAGGTGGGAACGAGACGAAGCGGAATACCATGATCAATATCTTCTGAGGACGCTCTCTCAAACTCTTCTTCGTAAAGCATCTTCAAAAGCTGGGTCCTTTGAGGGGCCTTCTTCAGGGAAAGATAGTACGCCAGACCTGCGACCAGACACGGGAGGAACCGGAAGGGAATATCCGCCGTATTTGTGGCCGCATCCACATCCTGAATACGTTTTACCCTGTAATAGATGATCGCGTCCGTTGAGTTCTCGGGAGCCGGCCACAGGGTAATTGTCGGCGTTATCTGGCGGTTCACATAGAACTGGGTCGGCCTTCCCTGGGTCGTTTTCGTAGGGATACTGAGATATTCTTGACGACTGATACGCGTGATGGAGATGTCCTGGCTATCTCGTTGCACCACCGCCTCGAGAACAGAAACCGTCGCCTGAACGTCAGCCAGACTGGGATTGGCAGAAACCGTCGTGGTAGCGGCACTTGAGGACCCGGTTATCGTTTCCGAAGCGGTGAAGGAACCACTTGGAATAGTCAACGTCATGGTCGTGGCAGATGGTTTTGTGATGATGTCTGCCGTGACACTGCTGGTTCCACCCGTTATCGTTTCTCCCAGACTGAAACTGCCAGAAGCACCAACCGTCATTGTAATCGTGCCAATTGGATAAGTGGTTATGGCCGACGAAGTGGATAACTGGGAGACTGTCTGGGTAATCTTCTCAATGGTCCAGAGATTCAGACCACGGTTGGCCCAGTCCGCAAAAAGAAAATTCAGGGAGCGACGTGAAGTTGCGGAATCATAACCTGTCCTGAACTCGAGGCCGCATCTCTCAAAGGCTTCCTCTGTGACTTCGGCCATGTCCAGATTGAAATCAACCGATCCAGAAGTTGCCATGTTCCTACTCCCAAAGAGCCAATCGCATACCTACCACTAATTGGCCTAAGATTAAAAATCCAACTCCCCATATAAGCTTCGTGATGAAGTCGATGGACTGTTTCAGATGAGTCAGATCGTTCGTCTTTATGACCTCAATTTTCTCAGAGAGGAGTTTTAACTCCCCTCTGATCTCTACAAGCTCAATTTCGTTCTTTCTTTGAAGATCGACCATCCTCTAGAACTTTTTGATGCATTCTAGAATAATGGTGTATGTGTCACCGGCCCCATGGCCCACCGTTGTAAACCTTAGATCTCCGGTGGGACTGGAAGCCGTGTTAACAAGACCTCCAAAAGAGGAGAAATCGAAATCTCCCTGATAACCTGAAGGAAGTTCAGTCACCAACGTATCCGTACTGGCATCCCACAAAATCTTTACAGAGAGGCCAATCGTGCTAAACCATATTTTGGTGATACGAAGATTACTGCAAGCGGTGCCATCTTGATGGGAGGATAAGCCTGAAACATCCACTGCCATAACAGCACTTTGTCCAGTGTCCACATACGTGTAGGCAAAGGATTTAACAAGCTTTCGAGGGCCGTCTTCGATGACCTTCTCTGTAAAAGTATCGGCCATGACCTACTCCTTGATCTCTCCCGATAGCACCATCATCTTGTGCTTAGTGGTTCCGGGAGGAGGAAAATCCTTCTTGGAGTTGATCCCATAAGAGTACTTGGAAGGCTTCTTAGGACTCGAATCAACCCACGCCTCGTTCTCTGGAGTGTTAGGGTCATCGGCAACAAACGCACCTATTTTAGTACGCGCTCTTGTATTAACCATGACGCCCTACCCCTTACGGTTGGTTGTTGTACTGAGTCATGCCGTTAGTGACACGTTGGGCAGCGATATTAATGTAATCGCACCAAGCTGCATCTGCGGTCGTCGTTCCAGACATGGCACAGAACCACGGGGTAAGAGCCGAAGTGGGAATGTTCGCCGTGGTCGTCGTCTTCAAAACCCGGTCCACATAGAACTCAACCTGTCCCGTTCCCTTGACGATGAAGCCAAGTGTGCGGACGTTAGTGATGTTGGAACCTGATTCGGCGCCATCCGCAAAATCAATCCCGGTGTCCGTCTTGGTTTCGGTTCCACCGCTATCGCAGTTGGCGTAGATATCGGCGGCGCCTTCCACCAGAAGGAAGCCAATCTGATTGTTCGCGGTGAAAGGAACGCCCGTAGCGAAAGTACCGTTTTCGGCAAGCCCGACAAACATATCCATGTCATCGGCATCGGCCACGGCTACTCGGGTTTCAAAATAGATGTTCTTACTGGCTTCAGCCAGGAAGATCTCGTTGCCCTGAAGTGAGCCCCCGGAGTTGTCCGTCGAGCCATCTCCTGTGGATTTGGCCCACCCGCCGACGTGATCCGCAAGAAGCGTCAAAGTTCCGCTGTTGAGGACAGCCTTTGTCCAGTCATCGGTATCATCGATGTCAACACCGGTAAAATCGTCGTTTTTGAAGATATAATCAGGATTGAGTTGGATGGGAAGATTGGTAAACCACTTACCAAGTCGATTAGAGTCACTGCCGCTGCCACTATACATGACAGGACCGGAGAAACGGGTTGTACCCATGGTACACCTCCTTACAAAGGGTTTGCCCTAGAGTCTTGTAAGCGTCTGCTGGGCCAGTCGCTAGGGCTATGTAGTCCCAGGGAAGAGCGGGAGGAAGTTTCCTTCCTCCCGGTAGCTCTGATAGGGGTTACGCTCCAGGCGAACCGAACACGCAACGTGGGTCCGAATACCCGTAACTATAGCGCTCACGGGCCTTAAACCTCACATTTCCGGTGTCGAAATCGCCTTCCATCTTCGTGGACATTGGCGTCCGTTCAAAGTGGATAAAGCCGCGGGGAGCATCGGTCCTGATGAACCAAGCATCCGTGTCCGTCAGATAGTGATTAACGACATAGCCTTGCGGGAGCATTCCCATGTTCCGCGTAGCGTTAATGTCGTTGTCCGCAGTCCCTGGACGAAGAGTGGATTCCAGAAGACGATCCGCCACGAACTGCAACGCCGGCGGAATAATCATCTTCAGGCCACGAACCGAAACCTTCAGGCCGCGCTCATCGACAAAAGCCGCGATGTCGATGAGCGAATTCTCAAGGCTCGTCTCGTTAAGGTCTGCCGCTGTGCTCGGCTCGTTGCGAAGATCGTTGTTGTTCACAAGAGGATGGTCCGTAGCACAGAGTTCCTTGCCATCGCCGCCCGTAAAGGAACTATCGAAAGCGTTGTTCAACGTAGCAGCACCCTTCACCTGTTTGGTGTTGGCCATGCTACGTGCCAAAGCTTTCGTATAGCGGGAAGCTAAACGGTCGTAGAGATTATCCTCGATTGCTTCTTCCGTGATGGAAAAGGCAAGCGCGATAGTCTCATGCGTATATCGAGCGGTATACGCTTCCTGTGCATCATCAAACGAAATAGCCGTTCCTTCAGCTTTCACGGGCGCGCTTCCGAACCCTGACAGCATCACCTCCTCCTCAAACGCACGATCTGAGGATTCAGTATCATAGATTTGGGCTGCTTCGTCCTCGTACCTGGCGTATTCAAGACCGAAAAGGGCATTGAGGCCAGGCTCTAGCTCTTTCGCTAATTGAGCTCTGCTGATAGCCATATCTCAAGCCTCCTATACGCCGGTCATTGCAGGAGTACCGACCACAATGCCACCTTCTGGGGAATTGAAGTTAGTGGTAAACCTGACAATGGCACCGATACCCGCTGCCGTGAAATCAGCATTCTCCGGATCGTCAACCCAACCCATGATCCTCACCGAGA